GCAGTACCATCAGTATCATAGCCAATTACTTTATTTGCATTATTAGATGTTGTATCATTGTACGGAACAATCAAACTCGGTGGTGTTGATCCTGTAACAAATTCTGGTAGCTGTAAGGTACGATCAATTTTTTCTTCAAACTGCTGAAGGACCATAATGGTATTATCGAAATCTGTTTCTAAGGATGCAGCAGTAAATGATGCTCCTGTTGAATATGCCGATTCTCTCGATAAAGGTTTGTTGGCGAGGATGGTAAGTTTCTGTCCTGTGGTTGGAGCAGAGCTGTAGTTAACAGTTCCCGTTCCGTTGGTGGCAATGCTTACAGTGTAATCACTTGATAAGGATTGAGTTGTTTCGCCAAGAATTACTTTTAGTTCGGTATCAGCATTGATCTGAAACGAAAATGCAAAAGATGTTTGCGATCCGTTGGTCGTATATTGAATCCGCCTGTTAGTATCGTTAATATCAAATGTTGCCATAATCGTTCCTTCTACCTTTTATACAATATATATCGATTGATTTCAAACATTAGTTTTTCATTGCTTCAATTCGTAATCGCAATCCTGGATACTTTTGTAATAATAATTCTTTTCCGCTTTCTCTTGATTCTGCAAGTATATCGTTAAGTCTTTTGTAACGATCTTCTAAATCGTCTAATTGATAATCTGATTTTTTAATTTCGGCATTTAATCTTGGTAGCAATGTATCGTTAAAACTAAATCCTCTATCGCCTTCTTGCAGATGTAAATTTTTATTTATGTTATTTGAATTGTTAATAAATTTTATGTGATCATTTATTTGTTCAGCAGACAGTTGTATTCCACTTAATTTTTTTTTATGCGAGGTAAATGTTCCAACTCTTTTTTCAGACAAGTTAACTAATTCTTCATTTAGGTCAGAGAAAACAGGATTTGATATTCTAATAGGAGAAACAAAATTATAGTTAAGTCCATCGCTTTGCTGTTTTACTTCCCCCCACATATTTAAACCTTTAGGTAAATCATCAGAAAAGTTAGGATTACGACTTTTTGCTGTGTTATATGATTGATAAAACCCTTGTAATACTGAAGGTATAGACACGCTCACAGGACCTAAATCTAATCCAAAATCAGCCTTTATTAATTGTTCTTCTGATAATGCTGTGTTTGAAGCATCAGGGTTATTAATTCTATCCATCAATCCTGTAAAGGCAGTTGCACCAACTATATCAATACCTGGTGTATACATATCAACCATGCCCGTTGCTGTAAATGCAACATCTCCAGCTTTTTTTCCTACGAATTTCACAAAGCGTTCCCCAAAACCTTCAGGCACTCCGTAAGGATTACCAACAGCTTTTGACAATTCTGATACACCTTGTAAGAAAGGCATATTAGTAGCGTATTGAGCAGCAGCTAGAGTACCTGCCTTAAATACATTTTCTAAATCTACAAGGTTTGCACTATCTGAATTTTGAGCGTAATAAGCATAGTCAGCAGCCATTGATAAAACAGCAGACATTGGATCAATTCTCGAAAAAGTGTATCCTACATAGCTTCCGTCCTTTTGTTTAAAATTAATTGAATATCGATCAATACCCATACTTGATAAATATTTTTGTGCTTTCGGATCAGTTGGACCACTACCAACAATTTTTATACTATCTCCGAATTGTCCTGAAGCAATAGCCACCATCATTCCAAATGTGGCGTTTCCTAATAAAAGTTTTGACATGGCTCGATCAAACTCTTTTCCGCTTTGTTTTGCTGCTCCTGGCAATTTTAATGCTCTATAAACAGGCGACCAATTAAGTGTTCTGTCAAATGCTTCTTTCATTATATTTGTTGGTGTTTTTGTAAAAGGCACAATAACTTTTCCAAATGGAATATTATTTACAATTTGCACCGCACTTTGCCAATACCCTTCTGGGTTGCCTTGAAAAGTTCTGATCTTAGCTTCTTGACCCATTAAATCTTTTATTGATTGATTAGGATCTAATATAGTTTGTGTATATTTTTGTTCTGCTCTTTGCTTTGCTTCTGCTTTACTTAGTCCACCTCTCCTAGCACTTTCATATGCCATTTTACTTTCTCTATATGCTTCTCGGTATAATACAGCTCTTTCAGATATAACTTTAAAAAACTCATCTTCAGATCCTAAAAATCGTCCTGGCAATCGAGCAAGTATTCCAAGTGTATCTACAACAGCCATTGGGTCGTTTTCTGAAATACTCTTTGTAATATGTGCAATGTTATCTGTTCTCCCAATCGCTCTTCTGTTTTTAAGATCTATTTTACTTGCAAAATCTCCAGCTTCGCCCGTAACCATAGATGATCCAAACGCTCTAAATGCATCTTTTAAAGACATCATCATGCCATGCGATTCTGCTGAAAACTCACCGCCAAAAACTTGATCACCAACTTTTCCTCTTCTTCCGCCTAAAGTTCTTACTGTGCCAATCGCACCCGCTAATCCTGACTCTACAACATTTTGAATTTGAAATACTACATTACCCGCAGTATTTACTATATGTGTTACAGGACTAGACAAGATACCATTTATAAACAATTCCATAAGAGTATCATAAGATCTTAAAGCAAAACTTGTTCTAGCGTATTCTGCTCTTCCAGGACTTGGTAAGGCAAGAAATGTTTCAACATGAAAATCAATCGTATTATCATCAATATTTTTTATAAACTCATCTATTCTGTTTGTGTAATCTGAAAGATTTATATTTTCAAGTTTCTGCACAGCAGACATAGCTCCTAACCCTCGAGCATATTCTGAAACTGCTCCTGATACTTGTCCTAATAAGTTTGTTTGAAACGATACAAGAAGTTTAAAATCTTTGAATAATTTTTTTTTCTGTGCAACATCTGTAGTGTTTTTTATCACTTTTGCTTTTTTTTCTAAGTCTTGACCAATTTTTAAAGTTGCAATCAAACCTCCAAGTGTATCTTCAACTCTTGGTATATCACCTGGTTTTCTTTGTAGAAGTTTGTAAGCTATATTGTCAAACCCATTTGCTTGAGCAGTAGCTACCATTGTTTCTATAGTTTGTTTTGGTCTACGAAGAAATTCAAATAATTCTTTATTGTCTTTTTTTATTGAGTTAAGTAAATTATCTAAATCAACTTTTTCAGTTCCAAATTTTCTTAAAATTATTTTACTTAAATCTAACCCTTTACCTTTGTATCCATTTAGTTTTAATGATTCATTGAGAGCTTTTACTGCATCATTACTTGCACCCTTTATAAGAAGTTCTCCACCAATACCTTTTGATATTTCGTCATCAGGTGCAGAATATTTTCTTATTTCTTTTTGTACATCTTCAGCTTTACCTAGTTTTTCAGAAAGAAACTCTAATCCTTCTTTTATTTTTTTAACCATTACTCATTCCTCTGATTAACAACAAATGGCGTTGCACTAAACATTGCCATTCCTTTTTTTACTTTTTCTTTAAGCTGTGGTGTTAGTTCTATGGTAAATCTTTTTTTACTGTAAGACTCTTTGAGCTTTTCTAATGTTACCACATCCTCATTCAATCCTATTGGTGCATCAGGATTATTTGCTACACTTAATTGTCTAGCTGCTACTATATCATCTCTAATTAATATTTCTTTGTCTTTTTGTATAGCATTTTTATCTAACTTCTTAACAATCTTCTCTGCATTTTTTGGAACAATCTCATCATAGAATTTAGCCACACCTTCATCATTCCATCGATCCATTTGTGCTTTGCCAGGAGTTAGTGATACAAAATCATATCCTTCATCAACTGCTTTAGATAATATTCTTTTTAGAGTTAACTGTGTCCATTTATCGGTGTCTGTTATGAATGGTGCTTTAGGTGGACCTTGACGAACATCAATTCCTTGATCTTTTAATACTTTAAGTTTTTCTTCAAAGGTTGCTACTTGTCCATTTTTGTTTTTTATTCCTGTGTCAATTAAAAAATTTCTGTAAAGCCCTCTATATGATGGAGTAGTTAACATATCTAAAGTGTCTGTATTTTGTGTGCTTTTAAACCAATCATAATAATTATTATCTTTTATAGGTCCGCCCATTTTTGATGGTCGACTAATTGTAAATTCATTTAAAATTTTTGGCATATCTTTAGTGCCTGTTATTCCTGTAACACCAAATTCAAGAAAACCTTTTTGTGTTCTAAACTGTTGACCCCAATCTGATTGAATCTCCTCTATATAAAATACTTTCTTACCATCGCTTGTTGTTCTATCTTTTGTTCTAAAATGAGCAATGACATTTGATTCATCAAAATGACTTTCGTCAAATTGCACTTTAGGATCATTATACTTAATTAAAAACTCTCGGTAATTATCTCCGCCTGGTTCTGTGTATTCTCCAAACCTTGTACCTTCTCCAACAATCCCAGCACCAACACCTCTATCCATCATATCCTCTTCTGCTCTTATTACCGCTTCATTAAGTGAATATGGAACATCTCTTGATTGACTTGGGTTTTGTTCATTATAATCAATAGCATTTCGGAAATTACTGCTATCTGCTTCTGACCTAAATATATAATAACCTACATCATCACTTCCTGTAATTGTATATCCTGTTTCTGGGTCAACATATTTCATGACAGGATTATCGTCATATTCTGCTTTTGCCTGTTTGTAAGCATCATCTATTGTAAATTTTTTTGTATCTCCATCTTTCAATTCATAGTCTTTAAAAATCTCATCTGCTTGTTCATTTAAATACTCTGGTCCATAAGCATCATCTGCGGACATTGGTCTTTCGCTTTCGTTAAATCTTGTTGGTAATCCGTCTAATACATCATCAGCACTACCAGACAACTCAACCTCATCTAATTCTATTCTATTTGCATTGATCTGATCCTGTAGTTCTTGTTTCGTAATCTTGCCTTTGTTAAGAACATCATCTAATCCTAGCCATTCTATCTCATCTGGTTTTACTCCAGCTTTTAGTAATTGTTGGCGATACTGTTGTCCTGTACCTTTGTTTTGTTTTAACTGATTAGTTACTTCTTCTGCTTTAGAGTAAAAGTTAAGACGATCTATTTTTGGTTTTAGATTTACAACCTCGCCTTTATTAGGAGCTAGTTTAGATAAACCCTTATTAACCATGTTACCCATTTCACCTACACCCATACTAGATACAGTTGTTGAACCTTGATTCTCATCTACTCTTTTCTGAGCAGCTTCTCCAACTTCTTCTGATGTTTCTCTAATATTTCTGGCAACTGCGGGAGCTTTCTTGGCTGCTTCTCTACCAACATTACCAACACCCAAAAACTCTCCGCCAACAAACCCAGCTTTAAAATCTTTTTTC